GTGAAATTTTTGGTAGGTCAGTGTTTAACGGGAGTTTAGTCAATGTCGGCAGCTGTCCCCATCGCCCTAAAGATTCTGCAGGGAACCAATCGCAAAGACCGCGAGTGGGCGGACCTCGATGTCAAGCCCATCAACGAAGTCCCGCCCCCTGTGGACTGGCTCCCCAACTCCCACGCGGTCAAGGAATGGAACCGTTTGGCCCCGATCCTGATTCGCAACAAGCTTCTGAATGACGCGAACATTGGGGCCTTCGCTCAGCTCTGCGCCTTGTTCGGAAAGATGGTTCAGACTTGGTCCGCCGGGGACACGCCGCCCGGAAACGTCCTGGGCAAGTATCGTCAGCTGATGAACGACTTCGGCCTGACGCCAGCTGCCGCCGGGAAGCTGGGGAAGACGGGGGGCTCCAACCGGAACCCCTTCGCCAACAATGGCCGAAAGTAAAGACTACGTCCAGATCGCAGTCGGCTACGCCAAGGATGCGAGTGCACGAAGGCCCAAAGGGACCTACGGCAAGTGGGTCATCCTGGCGGCCAAGAGGTTTCTGAAGGATCTGAAGAGAGCCAAGGCTCGACTAGACCCCCCATTCCTGTTCGACCGCTGGCATGCCTGTGATCCCTGTGACTTCATCGAGAAGCTTCCACATGTAGAAGGAAGCTGGAGCACTCCGAACATCACGCTTCACCCGTCCGACGTCTTCTTCTTGGTGAACTTGTTCGGCTTTCGTTCACTCGACGGGACCAGGCGGTTCACCTCTGCTCTCAAGGCCATCGCTCGGAAGAATGCGAAGTCCACCCTGGCGGCCGCTATAGGGCTTTATTGTGAAACTTGCGAAGGGGAGGTAGGTCCACAAGTGGTGGCTGCCGCCACAACTGGTAGTCAGGCTCGCATCGTCTTCAACGTGGCCAAACGTATGGTGGAGATGACTCCGGACCTTCGTGAAGCCTTCATGGTGGAGCCCTACGCCAACGCCCTTCCGTGTTACCAGAATGGGGGAACCTTCAAGCCGATCAACGCGAAGGCCTCCACGCAGGACGGGTTGAACCCCAGCACCGTCATTCTTGATGAGATACATGCTCACAAGAACCACGATCTGCTCAACGTTCTTCGTTCCGCGGCTGGGGCTCGGGTGAACCCGCTGTTCTTGTTCACCACCACGGAGGGGTATGAGACACCGGGTCCGTGGCCAGAGCTGAGAAAGTTTGCTCAACAAGTTCTAGAGGGAGTGGTGGAAGCTGACCACTTCTTCTGCGTGATCTATGCTTTAGATGAGCAGGATGGAGACTTCGACGAGAAGGCATGGCCCAAGGCCAACCCCCTCATGTCTGTTAACCCGATTCTGCTGAAGGAGATTCGGAAGGAGGCCATCGAGGCCAAGTCCATGCCAGGGAAGCTGGCGGAGTTTCGGATCAAGCGGCTCAACCGAGCCTCGTCCGTCGCCTCGGGGTGGGTGAATTTCTCCCAGTGGAAGGCCTGCTCGGGGGAGACCGACCTCACTTGGAAGAAGCTTCGGAACGCCAAGTGTTGGGGAGGCCTTGACTTAGCTTCCACTCAAGACTTGGCTTCCTTCCGCCTGGTCTGGGAGATCGACAACGAGCTTTACACCGCAGGCCTTCGGTGGGTTCCATCCTCCCAGGTCTCCATGAGAACAGAGGTGGGATTGATTCCCTACCACTCCTGGGTGGCTTCGGGGTACCTGAAGGCGGTCCCGGGAAGGGTGCTGGACTACTCCGTGGTGATCAAGGACATTGAGGAGTTTTGTGCTCCATTCAACGTGCAGTCGATTGGGCACGACCCGTGGAACTCGGCCCAAACGGCGGACAAGCTGTCCAAAACCTTCAACATGCACCCGTTCATCCAGGGGGCGAAGAGCTACCATCCGGCCATGAAGGCCTTCGAGGAGTTCTACATTGATGGGAGATTCCACCACGGAGGGGACCCCATACTCACCTGGTGTGCCTCCAATTTAGTCGTGAGGTTGGACGCTAACATGAACATGGCCCCGGACCGAAAGAAAAGCGCGGAGAAGATAGATGACATGGTGGCTCTTTTGATGGCTGTGGGGACGTCACTGACACCCGACACCCCCTCCTACGACGATCGCTTGACAGTGATGTGATCATGGCCACTTGGAACGAGGTACAACAACGGGTCGCCATTCCGGGCAGTGTCATCCTGACCGCCTGGCGCGCCGACCGCGAAGCCCAACGCGCCGCCACCATTTCCCAAGGCCATCCGCGTGACCCAGTTATCGCCGAGTGGTTGACGGGTTCTGGAGGCACCGTCGCCGGCATGGCGGTCACTCCGGATTCCGCCATGCGGGTCGGCGCCGTGTTCGCCTGCGTCAAGGTGCTGGCCGAAAGCGTCGCCAGCCTGCCACTCATCCTCTATCGCCGCCTACCCGATGGCGGCAAGCAACGGGCCACGGACCACCCCCTCTATCACCGAGTCGGCCGCCGGCCCAATGGATGGCAAACCCGATTTGAGTGGATGGAACAGGGAATGGCCGCCGTCGCCCTGCGCGGTGCCAGCTATCAGCGCATCCTCAAGGACCGCAGCCTGATGCCGCTCAACCCGGCCCAGGTGATCCCCACCCTGCTCGATTCCGGAAAGATCGCCTACAGCTACCAGCCCACCACCGGCCCCCGGGAAACCCTGCTGCAATCCGAAGTCCTGCGGGTGCCCTATCTGGTGGTGGACCAGGTCCGGCCCCTGTCCGTCATCGGCGCCCAGCGCGAAGCCATCGGCGCCAGTCTGGCCGCCCAGGACTACACCAGCCGATTTTGGGCCAACGACGCCAAGCCCACCGGCGGCTGGATCGAAACAGCCAATGCCTTCAAGGACGAAGAGGCCGAACGAAAATTCCGCGAGTCCTGGCAGGCCTACATGACCGGCGCCAACAAGCACAAGACCGCCGTACTCAAGCCCGGCATGCAGTATCACGAGATCGGCATGAACAACCAGGACGCCCAGTTCATCGAAACGCGCAAATTCCAGCGCTCCGAGATCGCCGGCCTGTTCCGCGTCCCGCCCCACATGATCGGCGACCTGGACCGGGCCACCTTCAGCAACATCGAACAGCAGTCCATCGACTTTGTCGTCAACACGCTGGGGCCCTGGGTCGCCCGCTGGGAGCAAGCCCTCAGCCGAGACCTTCTCAGCCCTTACGAACAGGATGACCTGTTCTTTGAATACAACGTGGACGGCCTGCTGCGAGGTGACATCGCCAGCCGCTATGCCGCCTACGCCGTGGGCCGCCAATGGGGCTGGCTCAGCGCCAACGACATCCGCCGCCGCGAAAACATGGATCCCATCGAGGGCGGCGAAACCTACCTGGCCCCCCTCAACATGACACCCGCCGACCTGCTGGCTCAAGCCATCAGTGACAAACTCAAGACAAAGGACCCGCAAAATGTCTGACATCGAACGCCGCGCCTTCGCTATCGACGAGATGCGCATCGAAACCCGCGAAGACGGCTCCTCGCGCATCCTGGGACACGCCGCCGTGTTCAACCAGCTGAGTGAAGATCTGGGCGGCTTCCGCGAACAGATCGCCCCAGGCGCATTTCTCGACGCCATCCAGAGCGACGACGTGCGCGCGTTGTGGAACCACAATCCTGATCACATCCTGGGGCGCAACCTCGCCAAGACCCTCATGTTGGCCGAAGACGCCCGCGGCCTCGCCATCGAGATCGTCCCTCCGGATACCCAACTCGCCCGTGATCTCATGACCAGCATGAAGCGGGGCGATGTCAACCAAATGAGCTTCGGGTTCAGCGTCCGTCCAAACGGGCAAAACTGGGCCAAGGACGACGCCGGACAAGTCATCCGCACCCTCACCAAAGTGCGCCTGTACGACGTCTCGCCGGTGACCTACCCGGCCTACCCGCAAACTGACGTCGCCGTCCGCAGCCTGCAGGTCTGGAAGGGTGAGCAAGAAGCGCGCGCCGAGTCCGGCCTCTGGCAAGTCCGCCTGCTGCGCCGCCGCCTAAACCTGTTCGCCGCATAACTAGCTACACCCATACACGGGCCGCCAGGGGCAACCCTCGCGGCCCTTCGGTTTTTCCGGCGCCCCGCCACCCCCGGCCAGGCGGACGCCACACCGTCCCGGGCCGGGCACCCTCCATAGGAGATACACCATGCAAAAGCTGATCGAGCTGCGCGAAAGCCGCAACCAGATCGTCACCCAGATGCGCGGCATCCTCGACAAGGCCGAAGCCGAGAAGCGCAACCTCACCGCGGAAGAGCAAGGCAAGTACGACGAACTGTTCGCCGAACAGGACAAGCGCGGCAAAGCCATCGCCAACGAGGAACGGCAGATGGACCTGGAGCGCACTCTGGCTGACGCCGAGCTGCGCAACAAGGACGCTCAGCGTGAGCAGCGCGGCGGTCAAGGTGACAAGCCGGCCGGCAAGCGCGCCACCGACGAATACCGCGACGCCTTCACCCGCTTCCTGCGGGATGGCAAGTCCTCACTCACCGTGGACGAATACCGCGCCCTGCAGGCCGATTCCCCCACCGCCGGCGGCTATCTGGTGGCCCCCGTACAGTTTGTGGATGCCCTCATCCAGGCTGTGGACAACGAAACCTTCATCCGCGCCAAGGCCACCAGATTCCGAGTCGAGTCCGCCACTGCTCTCGGTGCCCCCAGCTTGGATGCCGATCCAGACGACGCCGACTGGACCGCCGAGATTCGCACCGGCAACGAAGACAGCGCTATGAGTTTCGGGGCCAGGGAACTGCGCCCCCACCCCCTGGCTAAGCGCATCAAGGTCTCGAACAAGCTGCTGAGGGCCTCCGTGCAGCCCGTCGATACCCTGGTCATCGCCCGCCTGGCCTACAAGTTCGGCGTCACTCAGGAAAAGGCCCACCTCACCGGC